ATATCGTAGACGCACTTGTAGAAAACGTCCCTAAACTGATTGACGCTGGAATAGAAATGGTGATAATGATAGCGGAACACTTGCCAGAGATTATCGCTGGCTTGATTGAGGCGTTACCTAAAGTAATTGGGGCCATTATCGAGGGTCTTTCGGAGTTGGGAAGTAAGTTAAAAGAATCTTTGTCGGGAGCGTGGACGAAAGCGAAAGAGGCGTTTTCTGGTGTAGGCGACTGGTTTAAAGAAAAGTTCAGTAAAGCCAAGGAAAAAGCCGTAGGCGCGTGGGACAACGTAAAATCGAAGTTTAAGGGCGTATGGAAGAAGATTAAAGAGGCCTTTAAGTTTAAAGACGCGTTTAAGTGGGGTAAAGATATGATTGCAAACTTTATCAATGGTATTAAGGAGAAAATGGGCGCGTTAGGCGACGCCGTAAAGGGCGTAGCTGGCAAGGTAAAAGACTTTTTGGGATTCTCCGAGCCAGACGAAGGCCCGCTTTCTAATTTCCATACTTACGCGCCAGATATGATTGATTTATTCGTTAAGGGAATTAAAGACAATCAGAAGAAACTTGATAAAGCAATAACCAACGCGTTCGATTTTAAACCGATGATTGAGGGTGGAATGGATATTGGATTAGCAAATCCGAATTCCAAATACGTTGATAGAAACGAGGGCGTAACCATCAATGTTTACGCCGCAAAGAATCAGAACGTCAACGAATTGGCCGATATTATCGGTCGTAAGTTAAACAACGAGATAAGGAGGAATCAAGAGGTATGGGCCTAAACGAATTTATATATAACGGCAAGTCCACTCGTGATTTCGGTATTTATTGTAGCGGCGCCGATACATATTCGGCGCCAATGCGTAAATACACGGCTATCGAGATAAAAGGTAAGAACGGTCTTGTAATCGAGGACGAAAAAGCCTTTTCTAACGCCGCGTTAGGATACAAGTGTATCATAATGGGGGATATTGAAAACTTCGAGCGATTTAAGGCGTTTATGGCGTCACAGAGCGGTTATAAACGATTAGAGGACACATTCCATCCCGACGAATATAGGGAGGCCGTACTGGCCGAATCTATAAGTCCAGCCATTAAAGGGGATTATGACGTGGCCAGTTTTGGAATCGTGTTTAGCGCTAAACCACAAAGATTTTTAAAAGAAGGCGAAAAGATATACCAGTTCAGCGGTAGCGGCGTTCTTATGAATAATACATTGTTTGGCGCAAAGCCAATGATTAGGGTGTACGGCAACGGCACGGTAACAATAAACAGTACCAGTTTTACCGTTTCAAACGTTGACGGATACGTTGACATTGATTGCGAGGAAATGGACGCCTTTAAGGGAAGTACCAATATGAACAATTATTTTGTTGGAGATTTCCCAGTTCTTACAAGCGGTTTAAACACAATAACCAGCACAGTAGCGATTGATATAAAGCCGAGGTGGTACACGATATGAAACCTATTTTATTCGATAAAAACGCAACCGATTTTACAACTAATGGAATTGGCCGCTTGAATCCGACGGAGTGTATCGTCGCCGAGATAAGGAACGGTGCTTACGAGGCGGAAATAACATTACCACGTGATGATAAGTATTGCTCGCTTATCGAAGATGGTTCGATTATCGCTATGAAGGTTAGCAATGGTTCTATTCAGCGGTTCAAGGTGTACGAAATTGAAAAGACATTGGATGATGAGATAGAGGTAAAATGCCAGCATATATCCTATGATTTATCATATATCCCAGTAGGCCCGTATACGGCCAGTACGGCGATAAATGCTATTCAAGGGATAAATAGTCACTCGCTTATAAATAATCCCTTTACGTTCAATTCTGACGTTGTATCGGGCGCCACATTTAATCCAATAGTACCAGCCAGCGCAAGAAGTTATTTAGGCGGTATGGACGGTTCTATTCTGGATGTTTACGGCGGCGAATACGAATTCGATAATACGAGCGTTTATCTTTACCAGAATCGAGGAACGGATAGTGGCGTCACGATAAGATGGGGTAAGAATATAACCGAATTAGAGGACGAAGTAACAAGCGAGGATACCGTAGACGGTATGGTTCCTTACTGGACGGATGGAACATTAGTCGTGTTAGGTGATATTTTAACAGTTCAAGGTAGCGCGGGCAAAAAGATAGTTACCGAAAATGTTTCAAGCGAAGTCGCGCTGGAGGAAGGCCAAGAAATGCCAACAAAGGCACAAGTCAACGCGGCTGGCCAGCTTGAATTGGCGAAGAAAGTTACGGCGGCAGAGGAAACAATCACGGTCGAATATTACCAGAATCCCGATATTTCCAGAGTTCAATTATGCGACTATGTTACCGTAATATACGAGCCTTATAATATAAGCGTCAAGTTAAAGGTTGTAAGTACAAAGTGGGACGTATTAGCCGAGAAGTATAAAGAGGTTGAATTAGGTAAGTACAAGTCCTTTTCACAGACAATAACGTCAATGGCCACGGCCATTGATAATATCAACTATTCCAACGGCATAACGACAATAAGATTAGAGCGTACGGAGGAAGGCCTTATATCGGAGGTTGCGAGGGCGGAACGTGAGGAACGAGCGTTGTCAAGTTCGATAGTTCAGACGGCCGAATACATTCAAAGTCGTGTTGCTCGTTCACAGAAAGAATGGGATACAACTGGTTATAATATCCAGAATTACGGATACGACAACCCAACAACCGACCCAGACCCGACCGAACATTCTGGCGAATACTATTTAAACCAAACGAACGGATATTTATATTATAGCAATGGAACGGCGTGGACGTATGTTAAGGCCTTTGATTCTATACAGGCGTCGTTGCATACCGAAATAACCCAGACTGATAGCCAGATAAGGCTTGATGTATCACAGGAAATTGACGACGACATAGACGACTACGATAGAACGGTAAACGGATATTTAGCCTTATATCTTGCCAAGAATGAATATAACGAAGTTGTATCTATGATAGAGGCGGCCAGCGATTATATTCAGTTTACGGCGAGTACAATGTTCGAGGTTGCGTCCCCAAATTTCACGGTGACACATACTGGATTGATAGCGGCCGTAAATGCGGTTCTAAACGACGCCGTATATTTTAACGCGTTCAATCCTTCTACTGGCGAATATGACGACCCGATGGGATATATTGGAGTTGTAACATACGGATTAGGAAGTGGATTCGGTATGCGAAACAATGCGAATACGGTCGGAGTAGTAATGCCTAGCGGAACAAGTTATGACTGGTTATGGATGGGTGCAGATAATAAAAGTATATGTTATACTGGCGACACGTTACAACCGTGGAGTTCTGGAGTGGATTTAGGTTCAACTTACCATAGATGGGATTATGTTGTTTGTGATAATATTTCTTGCGCTAATCCTCCGTGGAGTTCGTCTGATAAGCGAATGAAAGATACCCACGGTACGATAGATAAAGTCCGTGATTTTTATATGGCCTTAAAACCTTTACAGTACACGTTCAAGGAAGGCGTCGATTTTGAGAATCCAGAGAATATGCACTACGGATTAATTGCTCAAGACGTATTAAAAACTTATAAAAAGTGTTATAATAGCGACAAGCAAGGAATCGTAAAGAAACAAAAGATTATCGACGAGGGAACGATAAAAGTTATTGGCGAAGATGAGAAGTATGTAATTAATTACGACGAGTTACACGCTTACCATATTGCTATGATACAAGAATTAAGGGCCGAAGTAGACGCCTTAAAAGCCGAAATTAAGGCCTTAAAGGAAGGAGATAAACGATGATATACGATATTATCCTCAATATGGAAAAAACTGGAATTAAGCCAAGAATAAAGTTAAGCCAGTATGACAAGACTTTACCGCAGATTCGGGCAACGGTTTATTCCAACAATCAGTCGTTCAACATCCCAAGCGACGCCACGGTTTATATCAGCGGAACGAAAAAGGACAATACGGGATTCAAGTACGAGTGTAGCTATTCGGACAATGTTATAACCGCAGATATTACCGACCAAATGACGGCCTTTGCTGGCGACGTAGAGGTGGAATTTACCATTGAAAGCGCTGGTAGCCGAAAAGGAACAGAGAATTTCATTCTTGAGGTTGAGCCAGCGGCGCTTAAAGATGACGTGGTTATATCTGAAACAGATATTCCCGCAATCCAGCGATTAAGCCAGCCAGCGAGTACAACCCAGTTAGGCGTAATTAAAGTTGATGGTACAAGCGTTACAGTTGACGAAGATGGCACGTTACATAGTTCGGGCGGCGGTGGAACGTCTAATTACAACAATTTAACTAACAAGCCACAGATAGCGGGGATAACACTTTCTGGAAATAAGTCGTTAAGCGATTTAGGAATTGCGGCGGCCAGCGATATTCCAGACGAATTATCTGATTTAAACGACGATTCAACGCATAGACTTGTTACGGATACCGAAAAATCGACGTGGAATGGTAAGTCAGTTGTAAGTGTAACACAGATTAAAACCAGCGGTGAGAAGATAGCGGAAATTGAGGTCGACGGCGTAAAGACTGATTTATTCGCAAGTGCTGGCGGTGGCGGTGGTGGAGCGGTAGATTCTGTCAATGGAATGACGGGAGATGTCGTATTAACCGCAAGTGATGTCGGAGCATTAGCGGACAACACACCGATTCCAAGCGACTTATCCGACTTGTCAGATGTAGACACAAGCGGAGTTACAGACGGACAAATTCTTAAGTATAATGCGACAAGTGGTAAGTTTTTGCCAAGTAATGAGAGTGGCGGTGGAACAACCGACTACACCGACTTAACCAACAAGCCAAGTATCAA